TTATGGTGGTGCTGAAATTGGTAGTGCTGGGGATAATTCTTTAGAGTTTTATAATTATGTAAGTGGTTCATATGATTGGCGATTAGTTACAACACAACAATTTCGTGACCCATCTGCTTGGTATCATTTGGTATTTGTTTCAGATACAACAAATTCTGTTTCTACTGAAAGAGCAAGAATTTATGTCAATGGTCAAAGGGTTACAGAATTTTCAACAGCAAGTTATCCGTCAGCAAGTTATGCAAATAACTTTTGGATGGGTACAACAGAACATGAAATAGGTACTTCAATATTTACTACACAAAATTTTGATGGTTATATGGCAGAAATAGTAAATCTTGATGGTACTGCCACAGATTGTAACAGCTTTGCTGAATTTAATAGTTCTGGAATATGGGTACCCAAAGATGTCAGTGGTTTATCATTTGGCACTAATGGTTTTCATATTGATGGTAGAGATGCCTCAGACCTTGGAGATGACGAGTCCGGAAATGGTAATGATTTTACGACAAGTGGACTTGCCGCACATGATCAAATGATTGACACACCAAATAATAATTTTTGTGTAATGAACCCAGTTGATGCAGATGGTTTAGGGTCAAATGAACTTACTGGTGGTAATCTACAAGTTAAAAATATTAATAGAATAAGGTCATCAATTCCATTCCCTACATCTGGAAAATGGTATTGGGAAATTTGTACTGTATCCAATGGTGGTCAAGTGAATTGGAATTATGGAATGGTATATTTTAAAGACCAAGCAGAACCCTTATTAACAAATGTAGATTTTATAAGATTAAATTGGTATCACGGCTCAAATTTTAGTAGCAGTTCTAATTGGACAGATGGAGATTTTTGGACAAATTCAAATAATCCATCTGCTGGAGATGTTTATGGTTTTGCTTGGGATTCAGATACAAAAAAAGTATGGTTAGCAAAAAACAATACATACTTTGGTTCTGGCAATCCAGCAGGAAACTCTGGCACACCTTGGGGTTCTGGTGGTACTGCTGGAGTGGAATATGGGATAGCTATGTATTCAACTCAAAGTTTTATACATACTATAAATTTTGGACAAGATGATTCATTTAATGGAGCAAAAACAAGTGGAAGTGCAAGTGCATCTGATGGTAATGGTAATGGTAAATTTTACTATGCACCACCCACTGGTTTTTTAGCTTTATGTACAAAGAATTTAGGAGCAGAGTAACATGGCAATACCAACAATACCAAACGGCGAAGTACATTTCTTTCCAAACTTATATGAGGGAAATGGAGCTGGGCAAAGAGTTGGTAAGTTCGTACCTTTTACAGATAGTGGAACGATTGCTAATAGTTGTATATTCAATAGTGCAGATAGTGCTTATTTAACAAGAACACCTAGTTCAAGTGGAAGTGGTACAACTTTTACAGTTAGCTTTTGGTTTAAGATAGGGAAACTAGGACATTCTGGAGATTTATTTTCTAACTCCCCATCTGGTAGTGCGGCTAATATATTTTATATTACACATTATTCGGATAATACAATATTAATACATGGATTTAATAGTGGTGGAAGTTTTTCATTAAATTTACAAACTTCTAGAGCCTTTGAAGATACTTCAAAATGGTATCATCTACTTTGTGCTGTTGATACAACCCAATCAACATCAACTGATAGAGTAAAATTATATATTGATGGTAGCCAAATAACTTCTTTTAGTTCTACAACTTATCCAGGCAGTAATGATAATTTTGGAACTAATCAATCTGGAGTGCCACAACTATTTGGAAGATATAATTATGATGCATCAAGATACAATGATGGTTATATTGCAGAGGCAAATATGGTAGATGGACAAGCATTACTACCAGCATCATTTGGGCAAACTGACACATCAACAGGGAGATGGGTGCCTTCAACAGTTACACCTTATCCAACAACAACAACGACCTATACAATAACAGTTGTTGGTGGTAATCCTTCAAATCATCCATATCACAATGTTGGTTCTACAAATAAATTTGCTATTGATGGTTCAACTGCAACTGCTGATGTTACTTTGAATTTAGTGGAAGGAGCAACCTATCGCTTTGATCAAAGTGATAATTCAAATTCTGGACACCCACTTCGTTTTAGTACGACTGCTAACGGCACACATGGAGGAGGTTCTGAATATACAGTTGGAGTTACAACAAATGGTACTCCGGGCTCAAGTGGGGCATATACAGAAATCACAGTAGCAAATGGTGCACCTACATTATATTATTATTGCACAAATCACTCAGCTATGGGTTGGACTGCAAACACACCAGCACCTTATGGCACAAATGGATTTAGATTAAAGTTTCAAGATAGTTCAGCACTCGGAGATGACACTAGTGGAAATGGGAATGATTTCACAGCTACAAATTTAGCAAGTACAGATCAGACCACTGATAGTCCTACCCAAAATCATAACACATTTGGTTCTTTTGCTTCTGGCACATCTGCAACTGAAGGTAATTTAACCATAAGCACTGGAACAGCTAATGGAGATACACAATGTGTAGGACAAGCTGGGTTTGGTGTAGCAACTGGTAAATGGTATTGGGAGGCAAAAATTACAACAGTAGGTGCTGGATTATATGGTTGGAAAGATGATGCAAATGCTGGTGGATCACTAGCCGTAAATAATTCTAGTGCTGGAACACATAGTACCAATAATAGTGCTGGTATGTTGTCAACTGCCGCATCTGGTTCTTTTTCTGCTGGTTCATGGTTTATAGATGGTAACTATAACAATGAAGTAAATTACACAACAGTTTCAACAAATGATGTTTTAATGTTTGCAATAGATTTAGATACTGGCAAAGGTTATTGTGGTAAGAATGGAACTTGGTTTAATAGTGGCAATCCAGCAAATGGTACTGGTGATATTGGTGGGTGTCATTTTGCTAATGGTGTAAATAAATTCTATCCAATGGCAAGAAGATTAGATGCAAATAGTGTTGCAGAGTATAATTTTGGACAAAGAAGTTTTGCATATACCCCACCATCTGGGTTTTCTGCACTACAACAAGACAACTTGCCAGAAACATCTAAAGGTATAAGTGGATTAGTGTGGACAAAAAACAGAGATTCTACGGATAATCAAATTTGGATGGATTCAAGTAGAGGTGCAGGTCAAAGACTTGAATCAGCAGAAACTGGTGCTCAGCTATTAGTAAACAATTCTTTAAATAAATTCTTGGTTGGTGGTCAACAGATTGGTGACTATGCTGATATGAATAGAAGTGGTAATTCTTTTGTATCATGGAACTGGGTGGCAAATGGAGGAACTACTGCAAGTAATTCTAATGGTTCAATTACCTCAACTGTTCAAGCGAATACGACAGCTGGATTTTCTATTGTGCAATATACTGGAACTGGTAGTAATGCAACAGTTGGACATGGATTATCGTCAGCACCAGAATGGATAATTTTTAAAAACTTAGATAATGGAAGTGAGGGGTGGTCAATTTATCATACAAGCCTTACAAGTGCCGCCTATATCTTAACTTTAAACAATACAAATGCACAAGCAAGTTCTGCAACAGATTTTAATTCAACTGCACCTACCTCTTCAGTTTTTAGTGTAGGAACAAATGCTAGAACAAATAATAGTAGTCAACGGATTGTAGCATACTGTTGGCATAGTGTCTCTGGGTTTAGTAGATTTGGAAAATACGAGGGAAATAATAATGCTAATGGTACATTTGTGTTTACCAATTTTTTGCCCTCATTCGTTATGATTAAAAGTATAGATGGAGGTTCTTCTTCTTATCCTTGGGCAATATATGATAATAGAAGAAGTCCAACTAATCCAGTTAGTTTATTTCTTTCTGGCAATTCTACTGCTGTAGAAAATAATTCAGATAGAATAGATTTTTTAAGTAATGGCTTTAAATTAAGACAATCATATTCATATTCAAATGCTGGAGAAACTTATATTTATATGGCATTTGCTGAACATCCATTTGTAGGGGATGGAACAAGTCCAGTTACTGCTAGATAAAATTATGAATATATGTTATAGAAAGAAAAGGAGTTAAAATGAAAGCAATAGTAAAAGCAAGTAAACTGGTTGAGATTATATCAAGTCCAAAAGCTGTAACTATTGATGGAACAGCGCACCCCAAAGAGATTTTTATGTATTGGGAACGACAAGCACTAAAAGATATAGGTATTTATGAATTTAGGCAAGATACACCACCAGATACACGATTTGAAACTGGAGGGGCAGTGTCATATAACATTGATGATAAAAATGGTATTGTAACGGAACAAGTTGCAAAAAAAGACAGATCCATAGAAGATGTTAAAGAAGTTGATGAAAAAGGAAAAGCTATATTAGATGAAGAGGGAAATCAAGTGGTCACAAAGGGATTAAAGTCAATTTATGTAGAATCTATTAAACAACAAGCAAATTCTCTTCTAGGACGCTCAGATTGGCTTGTAACTAGGTTTGTAGAGGATAATACAAAGAAAATTCCAGATGATGTGAAAACTTATAGAAAAAAAGTAAAAGATACATCAGATTCAATAGTAACAAAAATACAGGCAACCAAAACATTAAGTGATTTAAAAAAATTATTTAATGATCAAATTATTGATAAAGATGGAAAGGTTACTACTCCAAACACAATGAATAGTATGCCAAAATCAACCATTCAAGAATATGAGAGGTAAATATGGCTGGATTAACTGTTGTAACTTCACCAGATACACTTCCAATAACATTAGCAGAAGCTAAAACATTTTTGCGCATTGACACAAGTGATGATGACACTTTAATAACCACATTAATAGAGTCAGCAAAAGATTATGCTGAAGAGTATCTTGGCAGAAGTTTAATAAATACAACATTTAAATTATCATTAGATGGATTTAGTGAAGACCAAGTTCCCATACAAGAAGGATTCTATACTGCCCCTTATATGACTTTTCATAAGAGATATATTTCTCTTCCTAAACCTCCACTTGTATCTGTAACTCATTTAAAAACATTTAATGAAGATAATACAGAATCAACATTTGCCTCTACAAAATATCATGTAGATAATGCAAGAAATCCAGGAAGAGTTGTTTTGAAAGAGGGAGAAACATGGCCTACTGACTTAAGAGTTGCTAATGGCATTGAAGTTACTTATGTAGCTGGATATGGAACAGCCGCCTCAGATATTCCCTCAGCAATTAAAGTGGGTATGAGAGAGCATGTCACATATCTTTATGAACACAGAGGTGATTATGAACAAGGTCTTAACACCTTTCCTATTCTTGCCAAACAATTATACCAACCATATAGAGTTTTGAGTTTTTCTACAGATCCATTTAGCAATGCTGGAGGATATTGATGTCATTAGGTAAAATGCGACATAGAGTGAATATTCAAACAATCTCTAGGTCAGCTGATGCTTTGGGAGGGAATGCTCATTCATACTCAACAACAGTAGCAGTATGGGGTATGGTAGAACCCCTT